GCCCCTCGTCCTGTGATAGAACCGCCAACACCCGCTGCAAAATATTCCCCACCATGATTGGTCTCCCAACGTCCTTTTGCCTTACTATCTTCTCGTAGTGTAACATTACCAAAGATCTGTTTATACTCCTTGGTGTTCATTAAGTTTCGAACCTTGCTACCGAACCTTGTAGCAAGTTCAGCATTGTGTGATACCTGCATTATTTTCATCTTTGGATTCCTACCAATCATCCAAGCAGGAAATAAATAAGATGCAAATTCTGATTTAGTATGTCTTGGTGGCATATTGATGATGAGCCTTCTTTCTTGATTAGCAGCTATCTTTTGAAATTCTTCAGCTATTATTTGATGATGACCGTATCTTTTTGGGTCCTTTGTCTTACGATATATAAAATCTTGCCAAACAGTTTCAGCAAAAATTAAAAAATTATCCTGACATAACTTGATCCACTCTAATTGTTTTTTTAAAATTATGTCCTTTAATTCGTCTTCTGATAAATGATCTAAGTTCATACCGTTTGGGTCCTAAGTATATTTATGTATATTGCTTTGTAAACCTCTTTTGCAAATTTGCCCACGCCAAAAACGTGAGTTTTTGTATGACTTTACCTGTTTGGTAGTGATGTTGGATTTGAGCCTTGCATACACCTATGGCGACATAGGGGTCGCCATAGGTTGTTCATACGTTGTTTAATTGCCGAGTTGACTAATTAAACTAGAGAACTTGTTAATTATGTTTTGCTTAAACTCATCAACGACTTGGTTGCCTTGATTTTCTAATATATGTTTCTCTACTTCACCTTGTAGAAGTTGAAACATAATCTCGTAGTTGAGTTGTTTCTTGCCGTCAATAGTTATGTGCAAGTCGCTTTGTTGTGTTGGTTGATTGTTGTTAACTCTCTCACTCAACACTTGTGCAATATTGATTAAACTATTTGTCATCACTACCGCCAATCGCTTTGTACTCGCTGTATTCTATTTCAGTACAGAACTTATTAAATAAATCATTATGAGCAATTTTAAAGTTTGCTGTTTCAAACTTCTTTCGCTTACGATTTATTTTTTGAACTCCAAAATTATTTCCTTGTTCATCTTGAACAATAATTAAATTTTGGTTTGTTCTCTCAAAGACATCAACAAGATTTTGTTTCATTGTGTCAATCTCTTTGTTGAGCCTATTAGCCTTTAGCTTTAATTGAGCATAAGCAATAACTACTTTTTTTTCGTCTTGCTTTAGCCTTTTTTGTGCTTGTGTCATATATAACTCCTTTTTGTTTATTTGACATCAACATCTTATCAAATCCCATTTTCAATGCAACAACTTATTTTTTAATTTTTTATCTATTATTTCGTCTGCAACTGTAAGTTGTGCGTTTAATTTGTCAGCTAATTTTTGCATTTTCCCCAAGAACTCCTGCTCCATTTCTTTAGACTTTTTATGTTCTCTTTCTTTACGAGATTGCGAGGGCGACATCTGTCGCCCTGCACTATCCTTATTCTTACCACCAGCACTCATAAAAAACTTTCCAACCTTGCGAGATTGCTTCTTTAGCTTCCTTGCAAAATTTTAAATCGTAGGCTTTCATATCTTCTTGCTCACCTTCCCAAGTATAACTATCTTGACCGAAGAAGAACCCAGATGTTTCAGGTAACGTGCGTGTCCTTACTTGTTCCTCTAACATATCTAAATCCTCTTTGGACAAGTACAACGGCACACAGTTGAACTGATTCCAACCCTTATCAGATTGTTTGACTTCTTCTGGTGTACGAGCTTCCCACAACTCCTGCATAAATCCTTGCAGTCGGTTATGCTTTCGCCAATCGGCAATCTGTATAACGTCAGCGTCATCTCTTTTTTGATTTGGTTTAAATTGTTCGCCCTTGTGTTTAAAGGCATACATATCTAGTCCCATATTTGCTCCTTTGTTAGTTTAGCGACATCTTATCAAATCCCATTAATAAGTCAAATTCTATCTTTTAGAATGTTTCTAAACTAGAACAATCTACACACTCCGTGCTGAAGCTGATGGCAGTCACCTGCTGGTTACCGCTGTGCCAGTAATTCTTTGTTAAACGAGCGAGGTCATTGCCAGAAAAGCGAGCGCGAGAAGCACCGTAGTAACTCTTGGGAATAAAACCAATAATACCAGCACAGCAGTTACCACGGGAGAACCTCCTTCAGGCTGCTGATGCCAGTGCCATGGCCACCGGTCACGAGACCTGTAGCTCGAGAAACCGAGATGTGCACGTTATTCATGAAGGACCTCATACTTCATCCAGCCATCCATGGCCTCGACTCCTCTCAGGAACGCAGTCTTCTCTGCAGCGGTATCGAAGGTATACGTCTTAGTCTCCTGCTGCTCTTGTCCCCACGCGATGGTAAGCTTGTGCTTCCCGATTGCGTGGAACTCTTCTAAATCTTTATCGTCCATCATCTTTCTTCTTATCCTCCTCTGCTTCCATATGATCATAATCTATGACTTCGTAGTTAAGTTCACCATGATACTCATGGGGTATGACAACATCCGTACAGACACCGCCTTCAATGTATACTTTAATTGTTTTCATATCTTTCCTCCTTCTTCAGGATCATAAGATAAGAGCTGATGGGAGATAAGTCAAGAACTTTTTCACGCTGTGAACAGGAGCTGCCTGGATGCCAGTCCTGTAAACTGTGCTACGGGTTATATTTCCTAGCTTTTGTACGAGGTTTTCCAGCAGAGCAGTCACCTGCAGGTGACCCAGTAACTAACAAAAAGGATAAAAAAACTGGGTCACCAGCACGAGAACGAGGGAGACGCTGTGGAAGCCACGCGTAACCTTCGGGATCCAGATCCCGTGTCAACGATTCGTTGAACGAGAACGAGAACGAGAACGAGAGCTTCGCAGGTTACGCTGCGTGAGCTCACCCATGATGGCATCCTGGACCGCTGGCCATTGTACGGGAAACGAGAACGAGCAAACGGGATCCAGTAACCGAGGATCTGTGAACACGGACACCGGTCTGTACAGTTTAAGCGAGCTCTTCGAGAGGGCTTCGCCCAAGTTTTCGTACAGAATAAATACTACACCACCTGCTTTTACGTACTTGTTTATCCAAACAACTTGCCACTTATTTAGTGGCGGAAAACTGATCTTATCTGATTTTAATTCTATCCAAAATATATTACTATTAAATACTCCATGAACATCTGGTATTCCATTGATTGTGCTAGATTCTATGCGTGTTAAAAAGCATTTGTTAAGTCCTTTTTTAACTTTATTCCACAACAAACTTTCAGGATTTTTTGCCATTATTTTTGAGTCAGTTTTTTTATAGAAACTATTACTGAATTAGGTATGATTGTTGTATTACCAATCTCATCAATCTTACCCTGACTTGTTTCAGAATAATCACCAAATATTCTTGTTACTCCTTTTGACTGACTTAAAAGATGTCCTTTTGTTACACAAAGTGGCAGTTCACTCTGAAGGCAGCTGGAGATGCTTTGCCAACTAGAATCGCTACAAATATCTTTCCATTGAACCGAGACGAGAGGATATCTTTCTTGCCAAGTCTTTGCTTTTTTATTTACTGTAATCTTTCGTTTTAACACTGACCACTCCAATTGATGTGTTTAAATGAGAGTTATGTTTCTCATTAAACTTTTTAATAAATACAGACCAACTAGCTTTCCGAATCAATTGTCTCGACTTCGATGGTTTTCGCATTGTGTCCATCGATTTTGTTTGAAAGCTCTTTGAGTTTTTCTTCAAGCTCTTCACGTGACATACCCTCCAGACCAGTTACTCTAACTTCTTTTCTATCTACAAACGCACCTGCTAACTGACCAGATCTATACTCAGCATTTATAGCTGCAGCATATTGATCTTTCTTCTCTGCCTTATCAGCAAGTCTTTCAAATCTTTTAAATCTTCTAAGGTTGTCACCTTCATACATTTTAATCTCTTTCTCAAATCGTTTATCAAAATACTTAGCGACATGTGGATTATGTTTTCTTGATAATAATCTAGATGCAATCACACTATAGTCGTTTTCATTCTTACAAACATAACCAGCTCTTTTAAGTGCTTCAGCTTGTGTGATTGAACCCCAATCTTTAACGTATACCTCAACAAACATTTTTTGTTTTGGAGTCAGGTCAAGATCTGTTCTTAATTCCTTTTTCTTTAATCCCATTTTTCTTTATTCCATTTATAAAGTAACATTATTGCAACACTTATACAGAGGGTTGTATAACCAAGACTCAGTAATATTTCTATAAGCATTTTTTCTATTATATAGATTATTTCATCAAAAAGTAACTACCCAAAAACCATTCGATTGCGTTACCGCAAGACGTGTCCCTGAGGGACACCAGAGGGACACCATAGGGACACCACTAAAATAGATTATTATCGTTGGTATATCTAACTAATAGATCAATAGGGACAGCAGGGACACCTATTTTACCCCCTGGGGTATTTTATTTTAATCAGGGGTCTAGATAATCTATATAATATAATTTTTGCAAATGAGTCAGTTTATGGTATAGTCAAATCATGAATTCTTTGTTTGATTCATATGATCCTGGGGGTTTTCATTACTGCTCTCTTGATGGTTTTACCCCCAGTGACAAATCTAGGAGACCACCGTGACTAATCTAAAACTTTAACTTTCTTATTCTTTCCATAATAATCTTTCTCTCACTACTACAATTTGCACCTCGGTAATCTTTGTACAGCTTTCTGTATTCTACCCATGTTTTTTGAGTTTTGGAGAAGGTCACTTGTCCGGTGTCCTGTAATCTTTTGTATCTGTCTGTGATTATATCTGGATCGAAACCGGCTAACCAACAAATTTTCTCAAACATCGTATCAGGGTAACTAAACCAATTATGAGCATCAATCTTATAATAAGTTTCTGTTTTAGTAGGACTAGGATTTAAAGCATCTTCAAACGCCTGAACTATAATCGCTTGAAACAAACGCTGCTCACATGGCCTTGTTGTATCTATTAAAGCATGGGAAATATTAGTGCCCAAAATCTTTAACAAGCTTGGTGAAAAGCTCACGGTAATGCCTCTGAATTCTTACCGGAGACTGGAGATCAACAGTCCAATAATAATCATCTAACACTTCTTCAATTAATTCAGTCTTCTCCAGGCCTGGGAGAGACTTACATTGATCAATTGTAGAGAGTCTTATCTCCTTAAAATCAAACTTGCTCATCAGCATAACCACGGTGTGGGAAAAGATATGGATGTGAAAATACACCGTGGCTACGCATTCTTGACAATCAATTTCAGCCCCTTCTCTTGAGCTGCTTTCTTCCTACCGGATTGCCATTGTTTCTCAACTATCTCAAGAAACAATAAACTAAAATTTCCTAAACCAAAGTCATTTCCACAATACAACTGAAACATTACAGAAGTTACTTCATCATAAGTTTTCTTGTTAGGGCAAACCATAACAAGTTTATTTAAAATAGCTTCTAACTGTTCTTTGCTGCTTTTTTTTACAGCTTTACCCACTTAATCTCCTTATAATTTAAGTTAATTAAAGCGTTCGTTGTTCGTTGGAAATAAGGTGTTTTGAAAGCCTCACCTTTTCATTATAGGCTCAGAAATACGTTGATTCGATTATTATAAAATTTGTGACTTAATTGCAACAGTTAAATTTGGCCTTGGGGGCTAGTCTCCCGTACCCCCAAGCGACCCCAGATTCAAGGTTAACCATCCAATCTGCAGGTCTATTTACCGTTCAGGAGTTTCTTTCCCTGACTTAGTAAATTCTCTTTCATACTCTGATAGCTCTTTCCCTCTTTTCTCGCTATCTTTTTAATCTCTTCATCGACTAATTTAGCAATCATACTGCCTGGTCGTCTAAAACCATTTTTACCCATAGCTCTTATAATACAGTATGAGTCTATGTCTACCGCACAGCTTTTCCATTTACTTATATCCATTTATCCTCCTAATAAAATATTACGTAAGATATTAATGCAAAGATAAATAATAGTGCTTTCGCAGGTATTACAAACATCATTGCAGCTATAATTGTTTTAAGTATTAGATTGTTCATCCATTCCATCCTGTTTTGCTTTTATTTCATCCCAAAGTAAATCAACTGCGATTTGCTCATTAATAGGATATATTGGCATATAGTCAAAATTAATAGAACAAGCTGTTAATCTTCTTATTTGATCTTGAAAATGAGGATCACCATATTCCATAGGATCCCCACTTGCTGTCACTACCTGTGTGTTGGATACAATATTATCAACTTCTTTTATCCAACTATTAAATGCTTCTCCTTGTGATTTAAGTTTAGTTCCTGTCATAAATCTTCCAAGAAGTAAAGCATGATAGTGCTTTATCTAATGCTTCATGAAATTTAATTGAAGCACTAAGATTATCTTTACAACTAAACTCTCTGTAGAGTTCGTTGTTTACATGCAGTGATAATTTGTTTGACTCTTCATCAAAAGTAAAAACAAATTTTTTAACTTTTGAATCATCTGCATCTTTATCTTTTACTTCCCATTCAGGTTTAAGAACTAATGGTTCAGCTGTTTGTGCTAAGCCAGAAGTCGCTTTCAATGTTTCAAGAATAGGATCTGTTGTTTTAGTCGTCATACTTTTCCTTTTGTTAATACTGAGAATATAGATATTTTAATGGGATATGCAAGGATATTTTTATTATTATGTAAAAAACCCTTATTTTACTAGTTTTGTCAAGGGTGTTGCATTTATATCACATTTTGTTATATAATGACTTATGAAGCTTTATCGCATCCAAGCAAGATACAAGGAAATATATATTGATAAGATGCTTGAGGCTGAAAATGATAAGGCTGCTCTTGAAACGTTTTCGAATGGCGTAAATTCAGGAGAAATAAAAGGCATTGATGAGGGCTTTTATAAAGCTGATCGTGTCTACATTACATTTGAGGAGGTTGATAGAAATGTCACTACAACAACTAGTGTCAAAGAAACTTCAGCTGGAGTCCAAATGGGCCAACCAGGCATTGCAGCAGAACAAAGTAACGCCTGATATGAAGTGGATTGATATTGAACTAAAAAAAATAAAAGTTCAAATAAATGAACATGATTTAAATGTTGCAAAAGTTGAACTTTTAGAAAAAGCAGGTTAAGCTTAATCAAAATTAACTCAAAACCCTAAGGATAGTGCGCTCTAAATGGATCTGATACTTTTAAATGATGGATTATATCATTTAGTAGAAGTAACTAAATCTATGACAGACGGAATTATTTTATTAGATAAAACAAATTGTTTTGATCTTTGTGATATTTTAAGATTACATTTAACAAAATATTATGATTTTCCTGTTAATGCACATGTAATGAAAGATGATACAGGCATATTGATGGGATGTGTGTGTAATGGCTAAAACTATAATTTTAAAAAATTATAAAAAATATTGGATTGAAGATACTAAACAAGGCCACTTAATTAAAATTTGTCATGGCAAGAATGATGAGCTCTTAAAATTAGATTTACGTTGGGATAACCGTGTTAGAGATAAAACTAACAGAGTGATTAAAAAGCATTCAGTGTCGCATCCAGATTAGAACCCCTGCAACAAGTGATCGTCTACTATTCAATAAAATAAAAAATCAAAAAATAGCCTGTGGTATAATAGGGTATAAATAAAAAAGGAGAGCAAATGTTTTATTGGAATCAAAAACGTTTAAAAGAACTTAAGGAGCAAGGTTATAAAATAAAATTTTATAATTATGACCCTAGGTTTAAAGACCAGACGATCGAAGAGATTGAAGATCAAGGTCAGGAAGACAAAGAGGACACTCAGTCGTAACTTTGTGAGTCTCAGCAATATCGTGCCAGGTTTCTATTAACCTGGTACCGCTGCATCTTGGACAATTATTCTTTTGCATTTCCCCAGCTTGTTCCGAGTGCAACGTCTGTTTTGAATGGGACTTTAAGATCCTCGATAGCATTTTCCATAATCTCCTTAATCTTAATTATATCACCTTCTTCATTAATCGAAAAGCATAATTCATCATGAATTTGTAACATAGGTTTAAACCCTTGCTTGTAACAGTTAATCATAGCTTGTTTTGTTTGATCTGCTGCAGATCCTTGAATTAATCTATT